CGTCAAGGATATCTCGGAAAGTATCGGTAAAGCTGTTGTAAATATTTTTGGCGGCCTCCTCAAAAATAGTGACCATTTCATTGGCAACTTCTGAAGTGGTTTGAGAAGCGGCCGCTATCTCTTCCCGCATACGTTCGCCCAGCATCTGGCGTAATTTATTGGCTTCTTCGGTGGAAATGCCAAGAAGCTTGCCATGTCTTTTCTGTAATTCTACTTGCTCATCAATTTGTTTATATAGTTCTTCATAATGACTTTTTATTTCTTGCAGCTCTCGTTCTTCCTCAGGTAAGGCCGCCATCCTCAAATCGGCCAAAATCTGCATCGATTTTTCATATTCCTTCATTGATTCTCTAAGTTCTTCGATTGCTTTTTTCTTGCCCTCCAATGCTCCGATTTCGTCAAGAATGGCTTTTGCTGATTCAATCTGTTGATCTGTGGCCTTCATTTCCCTGAGTTCATATATTGCCAACTCCTTGGAAGTCATGCCAAAGGTGTCACGCTGCTTTTCCAGGCTTTTAATATATCTTTCAATTTCTTCCCGTGCTTTTTCTGCTTCGCTCTTTCCACCGGCACTTTTCTTATCGCGTCCATAGAGTTTATCCAACGCAGCATCTCTGGCTTTTCGTGCTGCTTCTGTTTGTTGTTGCGCTTCCGCAATTTCAGCGGAAAGAATTTCTATCGTTACTGCAAGTTCATTTAATGCCGCATCCGTTTGCCCAATGCTAGAAGACAAAATGCTCATAGCTTGGATTCTATACTCGGATTCCAATTGCAACAAATCCGCTTTAGCTTCCTTTAGTTGCGCTTCTACAGATTTGACGATGTAATCATAGGCCCAACGGATTTGTTCTTCTTGTGCTTTGAGATCTGTAGGAGATATGTAACCTAAAATACTGGCAGCTTGACCAAAAAGAGATTTGGATCGTATATCCTGCATCTTTTTCATATGCGCCAGGTATAAACCCTCCCGGTCCTTCACTGCATTGGCAAGAAGTTCCCGAGTATTTTCTAAAGCATTTTTGGTGGCCTCTTCTATTTCAGATTCTGCCCATGTTACCTCATCGTACATGCTGGTCAGTACTGCTTGCATAGCATCCCGATTACCACTGGCCCAGGCAACTTCCAGCGCTTTTAAATTGGCAACATTAACGGCAATAGTATTTTCCAACTCTTTGGCTGCTTTTTCAAATGTTTCTTGCGCACCGAGAATTTGATAATCAATGTCGGAAGGCAGCGTAAATTCGAATGCTTCTGCGGCTTGCATCAATGCATCCCGCACGCCCAGTGCCCCTTTACCAATTTTCTGGTAAGCTTTAGCAGAGTCCATTTCCAAGGTTTTCAATACTTTGCCGGCGTCTTGCCAAGCCTCGGTCCAATCTTCTATAGGATCTGTTTCTACTCCTTTTGATAAATTGTTAAACAAATTATCAAAATTCTTTTGCATAGCATTCATGGAGCGCTTTGCATCATCGAACATTCCTACGGAAAAATAAGAAAGCGCACTCCAAGCATTCCAAAGGTATTGCACCCATTGCATTGTTTGCCAAATGAAACCTTTTTGCTGCTTTGCCACATTGTTGATTGTTTTTTCTATTCTTACCCAAAGGTAAAAAATTGTATACAACTCCTGTGCTAATTGGAACAACAAAGGGCCAAAAGGTTTCAGGATCAACCAAACGCTTTCTACGATGGTATAAATTGACGCCCAGGCAACAGCCAAACCCTGCGAAATCTGCTCACGGTGTTGTTTTGTCCATTCGGTCAACTCCTTGGTCGCAGCAATGATCTCCTTGTAGACGCCCAACATGCCCCCACGCAACGTTTGCTTCCAAATGGTGGTCAGAGCATTGTTGATGGCTTGCCACTGATTGGCCAAAAGTTCTGAAGCCGGGATGAAGCCGGAGAGCATTTTGCCGATGTTCTCCAACACGGTATTCTGCTCACGCCACTGGATAACGTGCTTTTTCACCATTGGGTCCAAAGCATGCAAAGTAGTGAGCAACATAGAAGTAGCCATGTTGGTGCCTTGGGTCAGGGCACGAATTTCCGTATTGATCTGTTTCATAATTTCCTGACCACGGGTCAGGATCGGCAGGGCGTTGGCTAGGGCCGTGAAAGCTTCTATCTGTGGGACATTACCGGGGTCGAGGAACACACCGACGCGGGCGAAGGCATTGGCCAGTGCGGTGACTTGCTCACCGGTCATGAGGGTCTTGGCAGCAATGTTTTCCAACACCGGGATCATCCCCTCAGCGTATCGCACCGCATCTTGCCAATATTCGGCTTGGGTTTTTCCTGCCGGTTTTTCGGTAAACGTCACCACCATAGCAGCCAAAGAAGCCACGGCAATCTCATAATCGGCCATAGCCTTGAAACTGGTTTTAAACATATTGGTAATGCCACGTACAATCCGACTGATGACAGCATGGGCAGCCATGGCCACCAAAGTGAATTGCGTGACAGCATGCCCCAACACCATAGCAGCGCCGGTTTTGATCCTACTGAAGAGATCGTTCTGCGAACTCCACTGTTCGGCGTGGAGACGCTTCATTGCGGCAGTTTTGGACTTTTCTGCCCGCAAAATCTCATCCTTGGTACTTTTGGCATTGTTGACTATATCACTATAGGCTTTTTCTATTCGTTGCCGTTCCTCTTCTATAGAAGCAGAAGAACGAATGCCCAAGGTTTGAAAGCTGGCAGCCATCTGTTGGGCAGTTTGTTGGGCGGCAGAAATGCGTTTACCATATTGCATTTCGTCCATTTGGGCGAGCTGTGCGTTCTTGTGTTTTTCTGCTTCAAGAATGGTCTGTGTGGCTTGTTTGGCGGATATTGCCCCTGTTTGGGCTTGTTGCATTGCATGCTGCGCAATGGTATCGTATGCGGAAACTACGTTCTTCCGCATACGATCAAATTCTTCCGCAGAACGCATTCCTAACGTCTTGTAAGCCTTGGCAACAGCATTTGCTTTTTCTTGCGCTGCCATTGCCATTCGCTCTTGTAAAGAAATCTGCTTGCCAAACTGCATTTCGTCAATCTTGGCTAGCTTTGCAGCAGTGGCTTCGTTGGCCCGTACAATCGCAGCTTGGTTCCCTTTTGCATCCGCCACAACAGCTTTGTTTGCGTCTAAGATCTTCTGCCGCATGGCATCAAATTCAGCATTGCTACGCAAACCCAATGTTTTGTAAGCATCTGCCATTTCCTTGGTGGCGGCCTGAGTAGCGGCAGTTACTTGTTTTTGCGTAGCAATCTGTTGTGCCCGTAATTCTTTATCCAATGCAGCTATTTTGGCGTTTTTGGCTTGTTCCATGCGCAGGATTTCCGCAGTATCATACCCCGCGGCCTTTGCCGCCATTTGGTAGGCTTTTTGTAGTTGTCTTTTTTGGGCTTCTATTTCTGCGGCAGGGCGAACACCAAGGGTTTTGTAGGCTTTTTGGAGTTCTGCGGCTCTGGTGTCTGGTACAGCCCCCATTTTATTGGCGGCGGCAATCTTCGCCATCATGGCTTGGTGAGCACGAGCGATATCATTGAAACTGGCTTCTGCGGAATTGGCAATAGCATTAAAGTTGCGTTTGGCTTTTTCCCGCATCAAATCCAAATGACGCGAAGAATGAATACCGAGGTCCTCGTAATGCTGTTCTATGTTCTTGGTTGCAACCTCTGCACCACGAACCAGCTTACGCTGACCTTTGGTAAAATCCTCGTAATCAATTCTTAGTTTGGCTACCAGCTCGCCGATTGTTATTGCCATCGCGCTTTCTTTCTTTCACTTTTGTATTTGGCAATGCTAAAAATAGATTCTTTATTACATCCGGATCAGTGACCTTTTCTGGCCGCCTTTCTTCTGCATTTTCAAAAAGCAGAAAATCGGTCAATTTCGGCCGTTTGCCCTTTTTTGGGTCTCTGTTGATCATCGCCAACAAGTGGCATATCCCCGCCGCACTGTACTCTATGCGCTGTGGGAGGAACGGTTCTTTATGGTAGAACACCATCCATTCGGCCAGTTCTGCTTCAGTTATGGTTTCTTCCAATTCAGCAACCGTCCTCCCCAACGCCAGGGCTAGTCTGAAGAGGAAGCGTCTGCGGGGACGTCGGAGTTTTTTTCCAATGTCTCTCCAGTAGGAATACTGTTGAGCTTTTGGGCAGCATCGTAGATTTTGCTCACGGTGGCTGCTTGCTTTTCGCCCAACCACTCCGCATCGTTAGGCGAAAATACCAAGTTGCCTTCCTCGTCGCAGGCCGTCAATACCACAAAACGCGCCCGGTAGTTGGCCATGTTTTTGTCCAGGTTGCCCTTCTTGTCAAAGACGAAGGTGCTGGACTCAAAAGCATCACGGGCTTTGGCAGACATTTCCCGCACATAAATGAATCCGTCCCATTCTGGCAGTTCCACTTTTTCTACACGTGGTTTGATTGCCAGAGCTTCGATTGCCTCTTTGGTTAAGAATTGCATTGGTGAACCTCCTTCAAAGTTGTGTTTAGCTAGAAATGGTTACAGGACCAGAAATTTTTAAAGTGACATCATTCGTCACTTTATCATCCATAGGTATTGCCGTGCTCAGACCGGTACAATAAGCGCTAAAGGAGATTTCTGTGGCCTCAGTGTTAGCCAATACAATAGTGTATGATACAAGAACATCTGACTGAAAATCCGCCAACCAATCACTGTATTCCGACAGTGCCCAATTACAATTCAGTGTTATTTCTCCACTATCACGGAAGCCGGGAATAAATTCCCGGTAGCCTCCGGTACTATCCAGGCTGGTCACGTCGATAGTGTCGCGGGTCATATTAGGCCCGCTAATGGAATTAATTTCCGCAACAGAAACCATACCTCGTTTGAATAGTGTCCCTACGCCAGCAAAAGCATTAGTAGTCATCTTTTGTTACCTCCTTTGGTATCTGAAGTTAAGTGAAAAAAGCGGACGCCCCTTTGCGTCTGTCCCAAGGTAAAAAGGTTCCCCGGTTGTCCAAATACCGGTGTAATAGAAACTTCCTGAATCTGGTTTTCCACAGTATTCGTGCAAAATTCTTTGCACATCCTTCGCCAAATTGTATCCAACAAGATATTCTCCAACTCCGGCCCTAATCATGATTTGCACTGTAGCCTTCTCATATGGCCCTTTGTCCGGTTCTTGTCCTCCTGTATCTATGATTGAAATGCACTCATCCGGCGCATCTGGCATTGCCCCAACAAACATATCCGTACCAAAGGATAAACCTACGCCGGAGTTGTCATCAAGAATGATACGGAAATCATCGGCGGCACTACTCATCTGCGCTTCCCCCTGTTATGCCTGGACTTTCCAGCAAATGTGGCAATCAAACTCAATAGCTTTCCCATATTATCTTGAATTGCAGCTTGAAGAAACTTCCATTGACCTACCGTGGAATAGGTACCTTCAGGGTAAACGTAACCAGAGGGGCTCACACCCCCGGTTTGTCCAGCTCTTGGATTTTCGTGAACAATTGGTGCGTAAAAAGCAGAATACCCAACATGGACCTCAGTGCCGTGTGATTTACATTCCGCGATGTTGTTGGCCAAGGAAGTAGCATGTTCGGATAACAACTGTGCTGCGTGGTTAGGACGTTGATATTCACCCGGCGGCCCGTCTTTAAATTCCGGCCGGAACCCCTCTTCCACCTTGCTGGGGGAAGTGACAAAAACACTGTTGCGCAGATTGCCCGTTACTACCGGAGTCAGCTTTTTAGCATCCACACTGATTTCCAACGCGGCATAGACCAATCCCCTCAAGGACGCATCCTTGATATCGGCAATCTCGGCGTTGAGATTTGCCATCACTTTGTCCAGACCCTCTATTTTTGCCCTAACCCTCATGCCGTAAACAACGCTGCCGTGTATAAAAAGGTTTGTCCATCTATGGAAGTCATCCCGGTCACGCGAAGGACCGCACGGGCATTGGAGACTTCCAACGGATTGGTCTCCGTACTGATGCCCAAACAAACATAATCGCCTTCACTTGGCGCAAAATTCAAAAACACTCTCGCCGTGATTCGCACTTCTTCCATCGTTGGGCTGATCAACAACGAACGCCAATCTTCCCATCGACATTTGATGACTTGTGGGGCGGAAAAGAAAGGCTTGCCGTAGCCATCTTCACCGGTCTTTTCCCACCATGTCGCATCCTGATTTAACATCGCTGCGAGGTTCATCAGTCGTTGTCATCCAGCGCAAAGTCAAGGGTTGCAAGGCTCACGGTTTCCTTCCCCAATTCATTGGCCAATGTACCTGTGGTATCGAGCATCTTGGCCACTTCCCCATAGGGGGTGGCGTCTAAGCCCACCCCGCCTTTGTATCCGGTCCAAGAGTCTGCTTCACCAATCTTTTCACGAATGGCGTATTTGCTTTTGATGGAAGCGAAATGAGCCGCAAGATACTTCTCAATTTCTTCCAGCGTCGCATCGGAAAGTCCACTGGCGGCCAACCGTGCTGTTACCAGGGCGTTGGCCGTAGTGAGAAAAGGCAAAAGTTGGGTTTCGGTCAACCCCGTGGTCATGATTTCTTTGACTTCTGCGGTAGTGGTCCTCATTTGCGTTTCCCCCACAGCACAGGATCAATGAACTTCTCTATCAAATCTTCCGGTGGAACAAGACCCAACCATTCGAGCATATTATAATATATTTCAACCGCGCCACCTATTACTTTTTCCGGCCACACTTCATAAATGCTTTTTGGAAAGGCTTTTTTCATCTCCTGGAAGCGTTGCTTATGAACTTCCACCCATCGCTGCCAGCCCAGGGCATCCCGGTATGCCCGCATAAAGTGAGTACGCAAACAAGAATTGATAATGTCGGTGTCGGTGCGCCGAACCAACACCCACCGAGCATCGGGAAAGGCCGCGTGCCACAGCGGCCAAAATAGACACATCTTCGCCCCCTTGTATGCCCACGGTTCATCTTCTCCAACGCCCTGCGCACGCATCAGTGCGTGGATGTTGCTACGCCAGGCCCCCACGGTTTCTGCGCAGTCAGCGTCGGCCCACACCCGCTGAAGATCCGGCAACGGCTTTTGCCCCATAGGGTCTGCGCCAATACTGCGTAAGTACGGCTTGACCATCCCCTCACGGATGATTTTGTTTTCGTACATCCCCCGTGG